GAGTATTCGTAGTGTTTGTCGATAGTAACAACAACTTCAGACTCAGTAGCAGCCTGTAGAGTTACTTGAGTAGAAGCAGCCTTAGCAGACGCAGTGCCACGAGTAGGCTTAGGAATGTGAATAGTATCACCTTTCTTACCTTTCATTGGCATTTTGTTTACTACGTTAGCCATTACTAGCGAGTTTTTGTACGCAGCAACGATTTCGTCTGACCATAGTTCAGGGATAAAAGTTGCAGCAGTTGTGTTAGTTACGTGATTTGAGCCAAGAGCCATTTTAATTTACCTCAATAGTGTTATTTGACACGGCCTTCGGAATAAGCAGCAGTAATCTCATCTGCTAATTCAAGGTAACGTGCCGGATCATTTTGCATTAAGTTGATAATGTCAGCACGACGATACACCTTGCGAGAACGTCCTTCACCGCCACCTTTACCACCACCTGTTGCAGCAGCTTTACGTTGACGTGACAACTCTTTCTCTTCTACTTCTTTTGTCTGACTCACAATACGCTTGCGTTCTTTCCATGTTGATAGTAGCTCATCCGCTGAATCAGCATCGTAGCCACGGTCAGCACGGTTATACAACTCCATGCGAATCTTACTTGCCTGTACCCACTCAGAGAATGCAGGATCACCTAGCACTTCTTGGTAGTCAGGATGTTTAGCTTTCAAAGTAGCCATCGCAGCCTGTTGTTTCATGGCAGCAGATGCTTGTTCTGCTTCCCTTACTTTAGGATGCTTATTGATAGCAGCTTCAATTGCTTTTTGTGGGTCTTCAAAGAAGTCGATGTCGTCTTCTTCTTCCTTGGGCTTTGCAGCTTCTGTCTGAGATAAGATAAAGTTATCTACTAGTTTGCGTAGTTCACCAACCTCTGAACTCTGACGACCTAGCAGCTTCTCAGCTTCTTGGTGCATTCGAACAATTTCTTTGGCACTCTTGCCTCGGTATTTGTCCGGAATGTCATCGTCTTCATCCTGCGTAGCCTCTGGCTCTTCAGGTTGTTCCTCTGCTGAGTTGTCCGGTTCCTTGTCCGGTTCATCAAAGGATGTGTACTCTTCGCCCTCTTGTAGGGTTTCATCTTGATAATCGTCATCAAGTAGTTCTGCCATTATAAACTCCGTACTGGTAACAGTATTGTGGATAAAATTAAGAAGAGGCCCATGCCCAAAGCCGTGGGTTTATTCTTCATCTTCTTCCTTAACTTGGTTGTATGCCATCTCTACGGATGCTTCCCAGTTAAGAAGTTTGTCCATGATCAGCAGTTGACCTTGAACGAACTTGAGAGCCTTTTCGTCTGGTACATTACGTACATCAAACGATTCGGCATTAGCCGTTACATCTTCAATAAATTGTTTCCAACCATCGGTCGTGAATAAATCAAAGTATGTTTCGTAGTATTTTTCTAACTCAGGAGTCATTGACTTTATCCCTGCGGTGTGTTAATAGTAAGTGAACCATAGCACACTTTGCAGACTTTGTCAAGTACTTTTTTTACTTTTCTGTAACTTTTTTCGGTCTACCACGTTGCGGAGAAGAAGGCTTTGCAGCCTCCTCCAACGCTGTGATACGCTTATCGATTTCTCGCAACACTTCGTTAAGTGCTTTGACTACATCCTGTATGTCTTTCTGCGTAACCATTATTTATTTCCTTTTGCCATTGCCATGCGTAGTTGATTTCGCATTGCTTCTGCTTTAATGTCCAAGTCTTTCTCTTTAAGAGCCAACTCAGCAACCTTAGTTTTATTCTCAAAATCAGTTTGCGTTGGGTCTTCATCACGCATACCAACAGACATACTGCGGATACGCTCAGACTCTGCTTCAAACGGCATGAGCTGTGTCTCAACAGCGTTCTGCTGTACACGGCTCTGGATTTCAGCAACCTGTGCTTTCATGTATTCAAGCTGAAGTTGAGACTGTTGTAGCTGAAGCTGTGCTTGAGCTTGCTGCATCTGAGCTGCTTGTGGGTCAGGCTGTGCTGCTTGCTGAATCTGAGCAATCAAGTCTTCACGGTTGCTTAGGTTCATGTTATCAATGATAGATTGAACAAGTGTTACGTATAATGGGCTGTCTTGTCCCATAGTTTGCAGCAACTGAACAAGCTGAGTCACTTCGTATTCACGTGCAATGATGCCTAGTGACGACGAAGAGATGAACTTGTAGTCCTGAACAGGGTACAACTCAGGGTTAAACTGCATGTAACGGTGTGCAGCTTTAGTTACGAATGGAATCAAGAAGCTATCTTGGAAGTTAATCAGTGTACGCTTGTGGCGTTTAATGATTGCACCCAATGACATGCTGATACCTGCTGCCGTAGCCTCAGAACCTGCGAATGAAGGGATACCTGCGGTGTCAATAGCGCCTGTAGCTTGCTGAACCATCTGCTGTAGTTGAGCCGATTGGTTGAATGTATTCGGATCAAGGTTGCCGAACTTAAATGGCTGTAGAATCTCTGCAGGATTACCGTTAGTAAGCAGTGTTTTTCCGGGTCTCACTTCCATCTTAGCACCACGTGGAAGACGAGATGCGTCAACTGCCATCATTGGGTGTACAGTTAGCGCAAGAGCGTCGATACGAGCACGTAGTTCAGTGTCAAGAGCCTTCTGAGAGTTGTAACCTTTCTCACAAACACCACGACCCCAGAAGCGTGACGGCACATTGTCCCATGCAAACGCGACAACAGGACGATCACCCATCATGTAAGGGTTAGCTTCGATCTTAAGTAGTTCAGATTCGTTAGCAATGACTGCAACAACCTCTACATAAGCCCCTTCCATCATGTCTTCAGCGTCTTCTTCGCTTTCGTAGTCTCCGTACATCTCTTTATTGTAGATGTCAGCAGGAACTTTACCGTAATACGTAGTTAAACGTACCTTATCGTCATCGTATGTGGTCTCTTCCTCACTATCAAAAGCAATTTCATCGCTATGAGAGCAGTTTTCTAGGTCAACATCAAAATAAATACCTGATGCAATACCTTCTTCTACGATGTGTTTAGGCACAAACTTGTCGATTGCTACGCCTAGAGCTTCTTCAATGTTAGTGGCAACAGGATCAATCAAGAAGTTTTGTGGTAGTACAGGTACAAGCTTAGCAACAAAACGCTGACGCTCTTCAACACCTATCGCACGCATAGCACCATCAAGTGCAGGGCGTGTAGCAGGAGCTAATTCAGTCACTTCTTCTAGTACAATCTCACCGATACCAGTACCGTAGATAGCTGCGTTAAGAATACACTCAGCTACAGACTTACGAGCTTTAACAAACTCCATGTCTTCTTCTAGTTGGCTACGTAGCAACTGAATGTCACGTGGATTCTGGTCTGCTTTATCGTCACGGATGTCAAACCATTTACCACGTCCAAACGTAGCTTCTTCTACTTCTGCTACAGAAGACTCAACTGCTTGCTGTAGTGCAGGTGAGATAAGACGAGAGCGTTCACTCTGACGCATCTTATCTTCTTCAGCCCAAATACCACGCCATAGACGGTAGTATTCTTCATGGTCGTTGCGGTAGGTTGTATCATAATGGTCACGCCAGTCTTCGCATTTCGACATGATCCAAGTGGTAAGGTCGTTACCAAATTCTAATTCATTATCATCGTACATTTTAGTATCCTGCTATAGGGTCAAGCATTTCAAAGTCATCTTCTTCCCAGTCATAATGATAAACGACTTGCGCCATTTGGTCAATGTATGCTAGGGAGTCGATCAAGTCGTCATGCACTAATTGGTTAGGGAATTGAAACAACTGGTCAAGGAACTCATTGTTCCACTCACCTTTGTTTAACGTAATGTTTCCATGTTCAAAGCGTCCTTGTAGTGCCCAAACAATACGGTCAATTTTATTCTTGTTACCATGCGTAAGTTCTTCTACACGAAAGAAACGACTGCGTTGTTTCATCAGGTCAGATAGTGGAGACATTACGGCTTGCTTTGCAATACCACGTTCTATTCCCACTGCTACAGGTTGGTACTTAGCTACAGCGTTAAAAATCTTTTCTGCTGTCTTGTCTAACGTCCAACGTCCGTAGATTATTTCTTTGACCCACCATCCGAACTCGCCAACTTTAACAATCGAGATTGCAGTGTTATCGAGTCGCTTGTTCTTTTTACTTGTCGAGCTTGCGTCAATAAATCCAGCAAGGTCGATTGCGATGTAGTAGTCACCGTCTTCTGGTTCTTCGTCATCAAACTGCACCCAGTCTTCTTTAAAGATGTCACTGCCTTGTGCAGCAAACGAAGCCATGAACTCCTGCTTAAACGCAAAAGATGACATTGACTTCTTAGCCATGTCAATTTCTTCTGGGTCTAGTAGTTCATTATCGTATGACGTAAAGTGCCAAGACTTATACGTAGGATCATCACCTACCTCACCGTACATGTACAGATCATAGAAGTGGTTACGTCCCATCGGTGTTCCAATGAACAACGCTCCACCCTTCTGGTCGGCAAGTGCAGGACGTAGAATCTGTTCCCACACTTCAGGCTTCATGTCTGCGTATTCATCCATGACAAGATACTTCAAGGAAACACCACGCATTGTCTCAGGACGGTCAGCACCTTTGAGGCTTATCGTTGCACCATTAATCAACGTAATCTGTAGGTTGTTAATGTGAGCAGACTTAATAACTTCATGTCCAAGTTCAAGCAGCGTAGACCACATGATGTCACGTGCCTGACCTTGTGTTGGCGCTACATAAAAGACATGACCACGTTCAACTTGGAGAGCGTTAAGGATGAGCTTCCAAGCAGCAAGTCTACTCTTACCTGTACGTCGTCCTGCAGCCACAATCTTAAATCGTGTAGGATCACT